TGAGGCAGGTACATTAGGAAACAATTTAAAAGTTTCTGTATGTGCTAACTCTACTGCGTTCGGACCACACTCAATGAGTGGTAATCTAGTTGCAGACGCTTCTGCGGCTATCGGCGACACAACTGTAACGGTTGATGACGGTAGTTTAATGCAAGTTGGCGACATACTAGAATTTGGAGATGCAGCTGCTGTACCTTCAACTGACGGTGCGCCTTCAGGACATTACTATAAAATAACTGCAATCAATACACATGTTCTAACAATTGCAAGATTCAATACTCAAACTGGTAAAACAGAAACAGGCGGTCTTAGACACGCTGTTGTTGACAACGCTAAAGTACTAAGACATTGGGAATATTATTTTCAATTTTCTAGTCCACCAACAACATCTGATGATGTATCAGCTGCTGGCGGTTCACTAGATGAAATGCATATTGTCGTTTTAGATGAAGATGGCGGTATCACAGGAACTGCTGGAACAATCTTAGAAACATTTGAAGGCGTTTCACAGGCTTCTGATGGTAAAACATCTACTGGCTCAAGTAACTATTATGCTGATGTAATTTATGCACAATCAAAGTATGTGTATGTTATGGACCATGAAACTACACTTGCAAACGGCGGTAGTGCTAAGACAGGCACAACTTTTGATAACGCTGCTGGAGATGCATTTGTTGTGAAATCTTATTCACTTTCAAGTGGTACAGATGACTTTGCTGCTACTAACGCTGAGATTGCAACTGCATATGAGAAATTTTCTGATACAGAATCAGTTGATATATCTTTACTAATGTGCGGTCCTTCACAGACAGGTGCTGACGCTACTGGCGACACAAAAGCAACTGCTGTTATGGATATTGCAACTGCAAGAAAAGATTGTGTTGCGTTTGTTTCACCTGCAAGAACAGATGTTGTAGATGTTGCTAATGCTGTTACACAAAATCAAAATGTAGTATCATTTGCTGACGGGTTACCTTCATCATCTTATGCAGTAATCGATAGTGGTTACAAATACATGTATGACAAGTACAATGATGTTTACAGATATGTCCCGTTAAACGGCGATATCGCTGGTCTTTGTGCAAGAACTGATAGTGTTGCAGATGCATGGTATTCACCAGGCGGTTTCAATCGTGGACAAATTAGAGGCGCAGTAAAACTTGCCTTTAATCCTAATCAAACACAAAGGGATGAACTCTATAAATCAAGAGTAAATCCATGTGTATCTTTCCCAGGACAAGGTACTGTATTGTTTGGCGATAAGACTGCACAATCTAAACCAAGTGCATTTGATAGAATCAATGTTCGTAGATTGTTCATTGTTCTTGAGAAGGCAGTTTCAACGGCTGCTAAATTTCAATTGTTTGAATTCAATGATGAATTCTCTCGTGCGAACTTTAGAAACCTAGTAGAACCATTCTTGAGAGATGTTCAAGGTCGTCAAGGTCTTACTGACTTTAGTGTAGTATGTGATGACTCAAATAACACGAGCGATGTAATTGATAGAAACGAGTTTAGGGCAGATATCTTTATCAAACCTAATCGTTCTATTAACTTCATTTCACTTAACTTTGTCGCAACTCGTTCAGGCGTAGCCTTTACTGAAGTTGCTGGCGCTTAATCTTAAAGGAGAAGAATAATGGCAAACATTAATGAATTCAAATCTCGACTAAGAGGCGGCGGTGCAAGAGCCAATCAGTTTAAGGTAACTTTACCTTTTCCTGGTTATGCTAGTGTTGGCGGTGAAACATCCGACTTATCATTCTTATGTACTGCAACAGGTATCCCAGGACAAGATATTCCTATGGTAACTGTAAACTTCAGAGGTCGTCAATTGAAACTTGCTGGAGATAGTAGAACATTTGGCGATTGGTCAATGACTATCTTAAACGATACAGATTTTAAAATCTATCGTGCATTTGAAAGATGGATGAATGGTATCAATAACATTACTGATAATGAAGGTCTTACAGACCCTAACGACTATCAAGTTGATGGTTTTGTAGACCACTTAGACAGAGATGGCAACTCAATCAAGCAATATCAGATTAGAGGGTCATTCCCAACTTCATTAGATGGTATCGCACTTTCGTATGGTACGAATGATGCTATCGAAGATTTTGGTGTAACTCTTGCTTATCAATACTTTGAAACAGATACAACTACATAATTTTTAACAAGTTATAAGGACAATATAATATGGCGAATTTACTTGGATTCCAAATAACGAGAAATAATAACGATTTAGGGAAGCCGGCAGAAGCGAAACAAGCGTTTACTGTCAGCTCCCCTGATGACGGTACAACTACCATAGCTGCTGGCGGACACTTTGGCCAATACATGGATATGGAAGTTACTGCCAAGAATGACATTGACTTAATTAAAAGATATCGTGAGATTGCCCAGCACCCAGAGTGTGATATGGCAATTGAAGATATCATCAATGAAGTTATTGTTTCAGATGAAAGAGATGCTTCAGTATCGGTATCATTAGATAAACTGATGATATCAGACAATATCAAAATGAAAGTTCGTGATGAATTTGACGAAGTTTTGCGTTTACTTAACTTTGACGAAAAAGGACACGACATTTTTCGCAGATGGTATGTTGACGGAAGAATTTACTTTCACAAAGTTATCGACCCGAAAAGTCCACGAAAAGGACTAACAGAAATTAGATATATTGACCCACGCAAAATAAAGAAAGTTCGTGAGGTTACGAAAAAAAGAGATACAAAAGGTAAAGGTGTAGAGATGGTAGAAGCCACGGCTGAGTGGTTTGTCTACAATGAAAAAGGAATATCAGCGGCGAACACAAACGCTGGTCTTAAAATTTCAGCAGACTCAATCACTTATGTTACCTCTGGTGTAATTGACCAAACCAAGAATATGGTTATGGGACATTTACACAAGGCAATTAAACCGACCAATCAGTTAAGAATGATTGAAGATGCTGTTGTTATTTACAGAATAGTAAGAGCGCCTGAAAGAAGAATATTCTATGTTGATGTTGGTAATTTACCTAAAGTAAAAGCAGAAGCATATCTGAGAGATGTTATGGCAAGATATAGAAACAAACTTGTCTATGATGCATCAACAGGTGAAGTTAGAGATGACAGAAAACATATGTCAATGCTTGAAGATTTTTGGTTACCTCGTAGAGAAGGTGCAAAAGGCACAGAAGTTTCTACATTATCTGGTGGTCAAAACCTTGGAGAGATTTCAGATGTTGAATACTTTCAAAAGAAATTATATCAATCTTTGAATGTGCCAATGTCAAGATTGGATTCAGATAACGGATTCAACATGGGCAGAGCCGCAGAGATTACAAGAGATGAACTGAAGTTTACAAAGTTCGTTCAGAGATTAAGAAAAAGATTTACTCAAGTCTTTAATGATGTACTCAAGACACAACTTGTGTTAAAAGGTATTATCACAATTGAAGATTGGGCAAAGATAAAAGAACATATACAGTACACTTTCTTGAAAGACGGGTACTTTGCAGAACTAAAAAATGCAGAGATGCTTAGAGAAAGATTAAGTCTTGCACAAGAAGTTGGTCCGTATGTGGGTAAATACTATTCTGTTGAGTATGTAAGAAAGAATATCTTACAACAAACAGATGAAGATATACTTGAAATTGACAGGCAGATTGCCGGTGAGATTAAAACTGGAATTATTGCATCACAAGATATGGGTGATGATATGGATTCCGAACTAAATATAGGAGATGAATAATTATGTCAAATGAAAATGTAGTAAATATGGTAGACTCTTTAACAAATGGTGATAATGTTGCCGCTCAGGACGCATTTAAAAGTGCGTTGACTGACAAGATTGGTCAGGCGTTAGACGACAAAAGACAAACTGTAGCAAATGACTGGCTAAATGCTGGAGATAATTTTGAGGCAATAGATGATGGTTCAGAATTATCTGGTACTTCAAGTTTTAGTCCTGATGCTCAAGATGACTTTGATGCTGTAGCATCACAAGTTGATGCAGACAATGAACCTTTTGAAATTGATGACGACCAAGTAGAGGAAGATTAAGTGTTAGACCTGTCGTTTAAGAAGTTTACAAGAGAACTAAATGAGCGCAGGTATGACGGTCCTCAGAGTTCTTCGGAGTTTAAGAAATTATCTCCAAAGATGAAAGCCGCAATCTTAGATATTTACTCTATGATTAATAAGGCATCTGACCCAATTATATCAAAGATTGAAGGTATTATTAAGGTAGCATCGAGAAAACACGGTGTTAGTACTTACGATATCGAAGATTATTTTGACAACGAATTAATTAAATAAAAGGATAAGAAATGGCTATTGCAACAAGAACACTCAAAGATACAGCTATTGCAACAGGTAGTGGAGCTGCTGGTGGTAAAGTAACTGTCTTAGTAAACATGAATGACAACACTACTGCCGACTCGCTTGTAGTTGATGCAAGTGGTTTAGCTGGACACGCTAATGGTGCAAAACTAGATATCACCAGAATATGGTGGGCATTAGTACAAGGTACTGCTG